GTTTCAGTGCCGCGTGAAGTTCCACTGTTCCAATACAACCAAACCCTAATTAATAACATCCCTCCAATCTATGGGCATAAAACCGGTTTATTGCCCATAAGCAACGCCACTCACTTTAGTACGTTTACTATAACATGTTTAGCTATCAAAGTACTAAATAGTGAGTCTACCTATTATCCATGTTTTTAGGTAGAATGGGTTGCAAACAAGACTAGACGGAAACAATCGTCTGACAGTAATGTTCGGTGATATATGTATACAGAGAGTAAATACTTGTCCCATGACACCTCCTGTATTTAACATAGGTCATCTGAACTTTCACCCCAAAAGTGATAATACTTGGGCACACCCCCCTATTCTGGACGGGTGCATTTCCTGCCATTTCTTTTAGAAATCTGGTGCCAGTTATCGCATACACAAATGTGTCTGTCATTCTAAGAAACTCAAAGTGGATTTAGCATATATCCAATCTTAGTCTAACAGAGTCAATGCTGTCTTGAAGTACGCCTAGCAGACTTTCTACCCTACTCAAAACCCTGTTTTGCAAACAATTAGTAAGGTAAAGTCTTTGTTCCATAGGTTCATGTCACCCTTTGTATAAGGTTCTATAATGTCAACTGACTATTATCAGATAAAACAATGCACCTCATTGAGAATTAAAAATAATGCAATACCTCAATAACATAGCTCTCATTATGCAAAAAGCGCTATGGCATTAAATAAATTGCTCAAGGAACACAAAAACCCGGTAAGGTTTGATTCCATTCGTAAATAATATGTGTAATTTCATCCATGTCCCCAAAAAGTTTTGTAAGTAGGATTTGAAGTTATGCAGAATGGGTAGAGTTCTACATGCTATTAGTTTTCAACTAAAGCTCTACACAATCAAGCCTTTGCTTTGACCAGAGTGTTATAAGCAATGACCAGTATGGACCCTCTAGGAATATCTTAATATCATGACATTACTAGAAGATATTTTGGCTATCTGAATAAAAAATTGCAATAATTCGATTTCACTTAGCTAATAGAGAGGTTCAATATAGTAGATTTCATTAGACACAAATAAAATTTTGATTAAGGAAAAAAGAAACACTATATCTCAGTCATTTAAAAACAACTTAAAGGAACCTATAACGATTGGGTTGGTTCTTTCAAGACTATGGTCAAAACAGGAGAGGTGTTTAGAGAATCCGCATAAAAATTAGCTCAATGCGCCGTTGATAATATCTTCTTGGAATGTGATTAAAAACCAAGATTGATAAGTATAGGAGGCGAAAGAGCATGTGGTATTCTCATAGCTATCATGTCAATATTATTCGAAGCAATAAAACTAGTATAACCAGCATTCGTTCAAGGTTACTAGAAAGACATGTTAGCTAAACGGTTCAACAACTATCCTAAGGAATTCAAAAAATGTCCTATGGATGGTGGCAGATGGTAATCAAATCAACACAGTTACAGATTGAGTGTAGTATTAGACTAGTTGATTGATTTGTTCGTCGGAATATCGTAGAATCATATTTCCCAATTTTTATAATTCAACGGGGCTACGATAACAAGAGAACAATTTATTCGTAATTTGAAAGGTGTAGGGTTAAAACATGATACTTACCTATTTACGAACATACCAGCTGTTAATGGACCAAGATGGACAGACGACATGATGAAAACATTTTCAATTGATTTTCCAAATTGCAGGTGCTAATAACCTTGGATCAATTGGTTATGTATACCGATGAAAGACAAAGTCATGTCAGGTTTCTCCATCTAAACCACTTTATATAACACTTTAGCAAATATAATCGATTCATATTATGTGTTATAGAAGTGTGGTTATAGGGAACCATGGTTGTGGAACGAGAATTACGTTTGTTTGACGAAGTAGATTGGATGGAAAGATGCTATTAGAACATATATTCCTAACAAATTCCTCTAATCCGCCGCAGGTGACGACAAGTATCCCTGCGGTTAGTAAGTCATAATGAAGAAATATGTCACAATGATATAAATGCTGACGGCTAAAAGTACTCAATAGAGTTCTTAGCTAGGTGTCATTATAAAGGAAATAAAACTTTATGACAATTTCACAAACGGATTCTTATCTAAGTGGTTATTTGAAGACTCAAAAGGCAACGTTTTTGTTACAAGAGATTTATAGAAGCAAATCAACATTAAACGTTATTATACGAGAGTGAATGCGAAGTTTACATAAAACCCGCTCTCCTATATATAAGCCTTATTGCATTCATTGAAGTAAGAACGTGTGAGTCGTGTTCTTTAATAAATGCTAAACAACTTTCTTATACATCATAAATACGTATACAATTAGAGTAGGGCGATGAAATCCCTTTCTAATCTGATAAGAGAGAATGTCTTCAATAAATATGCTTCCAACCTATAGAATAGTTACTAAGTGTAATAGTTAATTAATAGTAGGTTAGGCATTTCGTATTATAGCGCTTAAGTTATGAAGTAGTTCGGATCTGCAAATTATGTCATGAACTGTGTCGACAATGGGCAAATTGTTGTTACACATTGCAGAGCGTTGAGAAAATAGATGCATCTCAAGTAGAATCCTTGGATATAGAGATACGTCAAACAACGTTCCAAACTTACAAAGAATGGATACAACTTCTTTAATAATGTCGTGCACACAAAGGAATAAGCAAAATTCTTGTGGAGCAAAGTGTTGAGGTCACAGTAAATAAGACGCTATAATTTTTCGCTGGATTGGAATTAAATCGCGACTAGATACAAGAAACCGGAGATAGTGAGGAAGGAGAATCGTTATCATTGCATTTGCCCTGAATGATCTCGATTGTGAC